CAGGGGACAGACGTATTTGCAGAATGGCCGGTATATGATGATTGCTCTATTAAAACAAAGGGGAAGATGGAATTTATCTTTATTATTGAAATTGGAAAAGGAATATGCTACCATAAATTTTGGGGTCTTGCAACGCTGAACTTCCAAGGAATTTCAGCGGTTTTCAGCTTTACTAAACTGCCCAAAATGGCCCCGGCTAGTAACAAACTAATAACACGGGGAATTAGGTCTTTTTGGCATAGTCCAAGGCGATCCACCCGGCCCCGGATTTCAGCTTGCCCCATTTGGTGGCCCCTTTGCCGGTGGCTTCCTCCACGATGGTATAAACACCCGGCTTGATGTAGCCCTTGGAAGGGTAGTTGGTTCCGGCCCCGGCCCTGATATTCAGATCGGTTGCCGTAACCCTCACCGTGTAAGGCTCAAATTTGGCCGTTTCCGGCCCCGTGGCGGGCTTCTGCGTGTCGGGTAGGGTAGATGTACCACCCGCCCCCATAGCGGCTTTAACGGCCTTTCTAAAGCCGTCCATGGTATACCCCGTCTGAAGCTGGTTCCACAGGTGTTCAGGATCACCGTGATTGGACGCAATGCCCCGGCTATGGCCTTCCTTGTGGGAAATGATCACGCCGTCCATCAGGGGATCAAGGCCGTATTCCTTACACAGCATGGCGAACAGTTCCACAGCGGCCTTGTATGTCCGGGTCACAACCGCCTTGGCCTTGGCGGTATCCGAACAAGTGAAGGTTGCCCCGCCCGTGTACTTGATACAGGCCGGTTCACACATTTCAACGCCGATATGGGTATTGTTGCCGCTCCCCTTGTTCCCGCTTGCACAATGCCAGCCACGGCGGTTCCAAGGAAGGGTCTGGTACACGTCCCCGGTATTCCCGTCAATGAAGGCGTGAACACAGGCGTTGGAAAAACTGGAACGGTTCCAGTTCTTGACGAATACGGCGGCGGACGGTTGCGGACAGCCCACAGAATGAAGCATCAGGCCCTTCACCGTGATTGTGCGCCCACAGGTGTAACAGGGGTTTTTGGTCAGAATAGAATTAACAATTTTCATTTGCTTTGCCCTCCACAATGGCTTTGACGTTGTTATTATTTGCCAGCATCTTTCGCATTTCTTCCAAGGCATCATCCACAAGGCCGCTGAACATAGCGAAAGAAACTGTTTTTATCAACCACGGGAAACGCTGGATGAAAAGATCGTACACGTTACGAAGTTTTAGTTGGCCGGTGCCGCTCCCAAATTGGGTTTCAGCTTCAGTCACAGCGAACAACAACCATTCCCGTACTTTCTGAAGCTGTTCTTTTGTGGGAAGGTTGCCGAATCGGTACACAGCGAAACCGGCGCAACCGGCCACAGCGATCAGGGCTATCAGGACATACCAATTATTGATCAGAAATTCCATTGTTCTGATCCTCCTTTTTCCATCGTCTATCTTGGCGGCGTTCTTTGGTGGTTTTTATCCAACCCATGATCCCGCCCTCTACTCCACAGGCCCCAAACACACATTGTACCAATGTATCTGGAATTTGTCCTTGACGAACAAAAATCACAATCATGGTCACGATGAACGCCAACAGGAACACCCCCAAAACCAACAGGACTAAATTCATTGTCCCTATAGGTTTTGAGGGTTCCGGGTTTGTTTGCCGCCGTTTTCCAGCGGGTTTTTTATGTTTGAAGCTGGACAGAATCAGGCGGGTGGAATGTGACAGCACGATCCATAGAAGCGCCCCACAAACAATCAACAGGACATTTTTCATGTTTCTTCTTCATGCGCGGCCTTGTTCAAATGCTTTTCCAGCTTGTCAAGGGCTTCTGTTACAGGGCCGTTACATCCCTGTTCAATCATCCCTTGTAAACAGGCTTTCACGCCGTAACAGATCAAAATTTGTTCATGCCGAATAGCGGCGATCTCTTTGTCTTGCGCTTTCTGACGATCCACAAACTTAATGCACCACACCACTACCGCGCCGATCCCGCCAAGAGCAGACAGGACAGCCGCTATTGTAATAACGGTTTGGGCATTGATTGTTATTTCCATGGGAAATCCCTCCGAAGGTTGGTATAGAAATCGGGGGCCGCTCCCATGATAGGAACGGCCCCGGTTTGGCGTTTACGCGCCAACTTCCAGATCGGTCAGGATTTCCCGAACCTGTTCACGGATCATAGCGGGAACCTGATCAATCGTCTTTTTACCCTTGACGATCAGGGTAGCATAGACAACGGCCATCGTCTGAACCTCCTTCCTCAGTAGTAGAGTTATAAGAACCTCCCGAAACTTACGCATCGGGGGAATCCTTCAACAGCGCCGCCACAGCCGCCCGAATGGTGGCCGGTACATCTTCCAGCGTTTTGATCCCCTTTCGGATCAGGTCAGCATAGATTTTAGCCATTACTGCACCCCTCCCAACATGGCTTCGTAAATTTCACACATGGCAAGTTGGGCATCGGTCAACTGCCCTTCCAGCCGTTCACCCTGTTCAGCCATCAGCCGGATATATTCATCCTTGGGATACTGAACTTCGTGATACTCGAACTGCCCTTCAAGGGGGTTCCCGTCCTGATCCTCAGTAATCGGGTGAATGTCCGTGTGAACATACACGGTATCCGCGCCAATCACCAGAGGTTTTGCCATTTCCGCACTACCACGGACAATTCCAAAGTCTTTCATGCTGTTACTTGTCCTTTCTGCAATAAAGTTTTCCGCCGCTTGATTACATTGAAATAGTAATCATCAGCCGCCGCCTGAACCGGCTCAAGGTATTTTTCACTCAGGCGGTAACTATCGCACCATTTTAACCACCCCTTGTAACTGTTGATTCTGCACCATTCCCGGTAACAAATCCGTTTGCCCTGTTCCCATTTTTCGCGGATAGCAACCATAGCTTTCTTGAATCGTATACAGGTCTTTTTCCGCAAGAGGGTAAAGGCCCGGAAAAACCGATAGCCCACGAAATCAACGCCGCGAACTACCGTAGGGAATATCTGCCAATTCTTTTTCAACTCCAAATCAAGGAACCTTTTCAGATAGTCCATGATTTTTCTTGCTACCCAATGAAGAAAGGCTTTGCTTTTGTGGTAAATAGTCATATCGTCCATATAGCGAACCACATATTTCAGGTGTAAAACTTCCTTTAACCAATGGTCAAAATAGGACAGATAAAAATTGGCTAGATATTGTGACAGATAGGAACCAATGGGAATCCCTTTTGGCGGGTGACTGTCAATAATCATATCCAACAGGGCCAAAAGGTCAGGGTCTTTGAATTTCCTGCGAAGAAGCCGCTTCAGAATCCTATGGTTGATACTTGGATAAAAATGGTGAACGTCAATCTTCAAGCAATATTCAGTTCCCTTTTCATCCTTCAGGTATTTCCGGGTTAGTTCCTGCGCCCGTTTTCCTCCACGCCTTGGAAGTGAAGCACAAGTAAAATCCGTGAACACTTTGTTAAACAGGGGTTCAATCTGAAGCATAATGGCCCATTGAATGATTCTATGGGGAAAATAGGGCAGTTTCCACAGTTCCCGCTCTTTGCCCTTATCATTGATAATGGATACTGTGTAATCTTCCGGTTTCACCTCATAGGTGCCGGATTTCAGCATTTCTTGGATTTGCAAAAGGTATTTGTCCGGGTCACTGTCCACCATGACAACTTCCCGATAGAAAAGTTTATCTTTTCGGGCATTTCTATGGGCTTCTCTCAGGTTATCAAGATCATAAATTTTTTCGTAGATGTTGCCATACCTGATCATAAAAACGCTCCGTTGTTTTTGATGTTGGTTTTGGCCGAATCTTCAACCTTGAAATTAACTTTTCAAGTCTACCAACACAGCCTTTTGATTTTTATGTTTCGGCAAGTGCCGGGGTAATCGTAGCACCATTTATTTGTTAAATTCCCGCCCCGGCCCGAAGGCCGGGACAGGAAAATAACACCGTCTTGAAGGCCAAATAGACAGTTTCAACATTTGCTGGGTGCCGAGATTGGAATTGGCATTAGAAGTGGAATAATTCACATTCAACCAGAAAGGTCCTGCATTATCACCATTATTCCAATTACCGCTGAAATTGGCAAGATAACCTGCATAGAGATTAGAATTATCTGCTTGTTTTAATCTTTTTTGCGGGCCATAATGCAATTTTCATAGGGGAGAAATTTTGTATGACGTACAGGAAAGGCAGATGTGATTTTGTGGACTAGCCAACCACTGTAAACTTACGATTACCCATAAACGCTGAATTAGGCCGCTTTCTTTTTCTTATACATCAGCCGGGCGCCGAGACTGGAACTGGCACCAGAAGCGGAATAATACACACCCAACCAGAACGGCCCCGCACTATCACCACCATCCCAACCACCGCCGAAAGCGGCAAGACAACCCGCATAGAGATAAGAATAATCCGCCCAATGGGTTGTTGCGGAACCGGAACACGCCTTGGCGGTGAAGCCGCCTTCGTTGGTTCCCTGAATATCAGACAACCAACCAGAAATGTTGGAACTGATACCAGCCGCCTTGGAATAGGGATAGCCGTTGCCGGTATCGTTGAAATTGTTGATAGCCGTCTTGATTTTATAGCCCGAATCACAGAACAGGCCATCAATCCATTGACGCAGATTGCCCCAAAAATCTTCCAGCCCAAGGAATTTCATTTGGGCTTTGCCGCCCGTTTCGCCGTAGCAGAATTTTTGGCTATTGGAACCACCCGTGGAATGGGCGGCGCTGTTCCCGTCCACATAGCCGCGCCCAAGGGCCGCTTGGCCGTTGCGGTTCTTATACATGATCAGGTAAAGGCACTGAAGAAGGGTCAGCGGGTAGAAAGAAAGAAGCTGGAACCCGGTTCCCCGCGCTTGGGCCGCTGTCCTGAAGGCCGAAAGGGTCTTGTTATTGTCGGGTGTCTTTCCCGACAGGGAATAGAGTTTATTGCTGATATTACAGGCCAGATAAGCGCCAATATAAATCTTGTCGCAATCGCCTTCAGCGTCCAGCCCATGGGCGCGGTAGCAGTATCCAGCGGCGTTGGGATCATCCGTTACCATGATGGTATGGGAACTCCCGTCAGTGGTCATTTTATAGCCCAACTTGGGAATTTCGATCATAACGTCCCCGGCGCTTTCGCTGTTGATGGTGGCCGCGCTCCCATCCTCTTTTTGGGTCATGTTGTCCCGATTCAAGTAATACTGAACCTCACCATTTTTCAGGACACAAGGCTTGATATTCTTGAACAGGTTGGTATCTTTCCAAGACGCATAACCGGCAGACATTCCAACCGCATCTTCCACATAGGTAACAGCGGTTTCGCAGTTATCCGTTTTGGTGATCTTCACGCCCCAATACTGGAAATAGTGAAGCGTGACATTGTAGACGGTGTAGGCGGTCACGTTGACGGTTTCGGTAGTGGTTTGGCCGTTTTTCTGCGCCGTGATCGTATAGGTGCCGGTTTCGGGCAGATAGTAAGTAGCCGCCCCAACGGAAGTGTAGGACTTGCTGAAACTGCCCTTGGACAGAACCACGGCGGAACCGCTTTCCACTGTAATTGTCAGGGTGATAAAGTTCACCGTGGCGGTCAGCGTTTGCCCATTGGTGGCGGCGTTCACGGTGGTGGTGTTACTCTGTACCCCCTCATAGGTGGCATACACAGAATAGCTTCCCGCGCCGGTCAGCGTGAAAGCCGCCTTGCCAGACGTGTTGGCGGTGGCCGTCTGCTGTTTGCCGTCCCGCTCCACGATCACCACGGCCCCGGCCTTTGTGGTAATGTTCAGAATTGCCGTGAACGTGTTCAGGGTTACGGAATACTGCCCAAAATAGGCCCCCGTGGTGATACTGGTAGAATAGGCATCCCCGCCAGCGGTGGAACAGGAAACCGTATATTGGGTGTTGCACTTTTTCACGGAAATTTCAACGGTCAGATTATCCGGGACAACATCGGTAATGGTTTCGCCGCCCCCGGATACCGTGAAATTCTGCCCCTTGAATCCCTCAGCAAAGGTGATATTGATAATGTTGCCGCTGGAACCGGCCCCGCCAATGGTGCCATCCTCAATGCCTTTCTGGATTTTCTCAATAGCGGCCTTGGCATCTTCGGCGGCTTTCTTGGCCGTGGAAGCGTTCTGTTCCACCACGTCCATTCCTTCCACGTTATCCTTTTTGGTGACAGGATACAGAAGGTGAATGTTCTTGTTTTCGTCTTTGTACGAAAACAAACCGGAATGTTCAAAGGTTGCCATTCGCAACGCTCCTTTCATTTATTGAAGGGCCGTGTCCAAATTTCAGACACGGCCCTTGACTTAGGGGGGGGGGAATTACGCCCCGGCTTCATCCTCCACGATCTGGAAAAGAAGGTCGCCGTCCTTGATCTCAGCGGGAACGGTGGCGGACACATAGACGGTGGACTTGCCGTCCCACGCCGCGATCTTGTCAGCGGTAATGGTGTCCAGCGCGGCCTTGTTTTCATGGCCGTGGTTGGCATCGGCGGCGGCGTTGATCTTGGTTTTCAGGGCATCGGTCAGGTCAGCTTCGGAAACGTTGTCCTTCGTAGCCATACCGCCAAGGCCATCAGTGATAGCCTTGATAGCGTCCACAGTTTCCTTGTCGGCCTTGTTGCCCACGGCGGCAGTCAGGGCATCGGCGGCGGTCTTGTGATTTTCGATGTAGTCAGCCAGTTCCTTGAACGTGTCATAGGCTTCGGGAACGCCCTCACCCATCAACTCAGCACGAAGGGCGGAAATGGCGGTGGAAATATCGGCCGGGGTAGCGGCGGCGGCCACAATAGCGGCCAGCTTCGCGGTCAGGGTGGTGTTTTCGTCCACCATAACATTTTCGGCGTTGGTCTGAACCAGCAGATCAACCAGCGCCCCTTCTACCTTGGCCCGAAGAATAGCCTTCTTTGCGGTGTTTGCCATAACAAATTACCTCCAAAATTTATTTTTTGTCGATCTGAATTTCAACCCGATCCGGGTTATCCGTGTTTACATCCGCATTCATTACCGGGTGATCACTTCCGGCAATGGCGGCAACTAAATCGGATTCATCATAATCACCCCCTAACTCCAAAAAGACAACGGTTTTGGGCTTTTCGACTACGCCTGTATTGAACCACAGCGCGGGGCCGTCCTCCGGCTCCTGATCCCCGATTTTCAGGGATACTCCCGCTGTCTTTAACAGTTCCGCATGGGCTTTGGGATCGGCGTTGTGCCGGTCGATTTCCCGTTGCAAAGTTTCAGCATCCACAGAATCAACCGTGGGATTCACGGTGAAGTTGATTACTTCAGTGTTGGTGAACACAACATGAAGAACGATGGTCAGCGGGGCTAAAATTCCATCCGCCAAAACCGCCTTGGGTGTATCCGGCGTGTTGGCAATTACAATCAAATCCCCCTGATCATCCAACAGGCCAACTTCCCGGACAGTGAATCCGCCAATACTCCCATCCAGCACAACGCGCACATCATACATATTGGGGGAATCGGGATTGATTGTCTTATTGGCAATGTCCCCCCGCCAAACCTCATGCAATATGGCGGTCATTTCAGCGGTAGGGGAGTAATACGCCCCGTTGCCATCCCCGATCACGGCGGTGACAATGTTCACCTTTTCGCCGTTCAAAACGGCGTTGGCCTGTTTTGCGTTGCCAATATCGGTAACAAGGGTTTTATATTTCCTGTTACTCTTGACAACAGTAATGTCATTTGCCATTGTCTGAATCCTCCATTCTTTCTGGATAAATTTCAATCGTGCTCCGGGTTCCTGTTAAGCCATGATTTTCCGCTTTTACGGTGGTTTCAAGCCGGGTTGTCAAGCCCGGATACACGTTGATTTGGGAAGAAAACCCGGCCATAGAACCAGCTTTTATAGCGGCGTTCATACCAATTTCAGTGGTTAAACGGGGATAAACTTCAATTTGGTGTTCTACTGTAGCAACGCCCCCGCTGTTTTCCTTGGCCGTCAAGCCGATCTTGGATACTGTTTCGGGGTAAACCTCCATAGTTCGCCCTAATTCAGCCGCGCCCCCTGTTCTTTGCTTGCCAGTCAATTCCAGCCCTGAAACCACATCGGGGTAAACCTCCATTTTTTCCTTCATGCTGGAAATGCTGGATACCTTACTTTCCCCGATCATGCTCAGGTCAGTAATCAATTCAGGCCATACTTCCATAACCTGTTTAATCGCTGAAAAGGCCGCAACATATACCGTTCCCGTATCCGTGTATTCCCTTGCAAATTCAATCACCATGTTCATTGGAACAATGCCGGGTAATTGTTCCAATACCACAGTCATAATATCATTTGTGTTGGGTAATACGTTGTAGTCCAACAGGATTTTCAGGTAATAATCAAGGGTGTTTTCCGTGTGGCCCTCAGTCCCGCCACATAGGGTATTCATCCATTCCCGCAACCATTTCATGGTATAGGGTGTACGCTTCCCAATGGCGGCAAGGATACGCAAGCGCCGAATTTCGTATGTGTCAGTAGCCTTGGGGGTAATGTGTAATTGCTTTTCCCATCGGGACAGGCCCATGTCCTCAGCGGTGAACACGAATTGATTCTTTAGAACTTCGTCAATCCACCACCACGCCAATTCAAATTCAGGTTGTTCCCCGGTGGTTATGCCCTTGTAATCAGGCAGTTCCCGAATGATATAGGGAAGATAATCAATCAGCAATCTATCCATAGGCCGCGCCCCCTTACACGCCAGCTATTACGGCGATCTTAGCGGTCATGGTTCCCAACTTTGGAATTGTGTCAAGTGGAATTTGATAGCTTGTATCATGCCCATTGATTTTGGTGTTTGCTACATCCAAAATACCTTCCACGTCTAATAGACGGCTTTCAATTTGGCTGATCCTTACAATCAGGGCATCTTCCGCTTCAGCCCATGATTTAGCCAAATCAGTGAAATAGTTTTGGATCACGGTTTCCACTTGGGGCCGTACATCATCCCAACCCCAACCCCGTTTATAGTAAATGGCAAATTCCAAATCAACGGTTGTGGTTTCCACGGGAAAGACATTTACAACATGGCCGATAGGGGCCAGCCCATACCCTTCCCCGGCGTTTTGAATGGGGTCTATGGCCGTTTGAACAAGGTCTATCAGGGTATCAGAGGGCGGGGAAAAGGTGCTGTCAATAATCACCAGCTTGACGGTGCCGCCAACGGTTAGTTGTTTCAGCTTGGCGGCGTTATAGGTGTATTCCAGCCATTCCCCAACCCGTCCCGGCGCGGCCTTGACAAGATCGGCAATCACATCTTCCGCCCCATCCGGGGGAATCAGTTTGGAAGGGGAAATTTTGCAGTTCCACGCCCGGTAAACTCTCACACCCCCGACACCCGGAATTTTGTTTACTTTTTCGATGTAATCAGCCCGGTTTCCACCAAAGGCTTCAAAATTCAGACTGTCGAAATAGCGTTTGCGGAAAACCTCTGTATCTTCTTCGTTCTCTCCCGGAACTAACAAGGCCGTGATTTGGCACGTTTCCAGCCCTTCCACATATTCAATGGGAATTACTGTTGGGCCGTACTCATTCCCGGCTTCACCTAACGTTTCACAGGTGATTTCATACACCCCATGTTCAATATCTTTGAAACCGGAAATATAATAATTTAGTTCATCAATATTGAACCGCTCACCCATTTTCAGTTTCAGGGTTGGCGGGGTAATGGTCATTTCCAGAACGGCGGGTGTTGCCGGATTGGGAGAAAGGCCCCGTTCCTTGGCCCTCTGAATCAGGTAAAAGCGGGTGGCGGTATCCGCAAAGGTTTCATTCAGAACAGTATCAAGGGCAATATACATATTCTGAAGTTCCACGGCGGCGGGTGCTTCAGCCAAGAACAAAAGGGAACCTTCCCGGCTATCCAAATTGTTATCTGATTCAAGCGCCCGTTTCATCATCCGTTGAACAAGTTCTTCATAGGTAATATGTTCAAACATCAGATTTCCACCACCTTCATAACATCAAAACTTGCATAGATTGAAACCACAGTGAACGTGGTATGAACTTTCTTTTTGTCAACTTCAAATTGAAAATTTTCAACCGCTGTGATTCTATCATCCTGAAGAAGTGCTTCCCTGATCCGGCGTTCAATTTCAGGAATGCAATATTCCGGGTCTTTTCCAATCAAGTTGTGAAGTTCCACTCCATAGTTCCAAGAGAAAATCAACCAAAAATAGCGTTCTGTATTCAGAATCAGGAAAACAGCCTGTTCAACCGCTTTCACCTGATCTATTGTCCCGGCAATGGTCAGCCGATTCAAGTTGATCTTGAATGTTCTGCTTGGAATGGTGGCATAAACAAAATCTTGCCGAATATCATCTTGTACTTGTGGAATCATATCCATTCCCCCGTTAATTTGGGAATTGGTTTGATTCTGTCAAAAACTACAAACCGTTTCCCGCCTTGTATCCGGCCCAATACCACCCAATCCCCAACAATCAGGGCATTGTAAATCTTGATTTTCTTACGGCCCTTGTATTCGTGATCGTGTTCCTCATAGGCCGGATCACCTGAACCGCCGCCCCGCTTTTTGGTCAGGTGGCTAACCTGAATGTCAATTTCAAAATCGGTCACGTTCCGGGTCAGAACCAACATTTTTTCAGTGTATATGGATTTCTGATCCACCTGAATTTTCAGCGGTGAAGCGGAAATCACTTGACCAAACAACAGGTGAACCGGCTTGTTTGCTTCAACGGCATCAACCGCCGCTTTTTTCACCAATTCAACCATGTTAGGCAATAAATTCACCCCCGATCAAGTTCATGTCCATCATGTGTTCATCACCCCTGAAAACATGGGTAACTTTTTCTACCACCAAAAAATTGTTCAGAATAATATCACCTAAATTCAGGTGAACGCCAACCGCGCTTCCCGCCCTGATCCCGGTATTGCCGAAAGCGTTTTTAATTGTCAGCTTTCGGGTTTTCTGATCGTAGTAGGCCAATAGTGCATCCGCTTTGGCCTTGGCCCCGTTTGCGCTCTGAATCTGTTCATAGTATTGGAGAACGCCCCATTGGTTCATGTGTTCTCCATTTTGGGCTATATAAATTTCTCGCTTTCCGGTCTTTTCATTATTGAAACTCAGCTTGATTTTATCGTAGGTTTGAATATCAATACTGGATTCATAATCAAAGTTTTCCGCTGATTTGCTGTCAATCAGCAGATCGGAACGCAGGGAATTTATATTTTTCAGGCACAGGCTCCCGCAATCGTCATAGAGAATATACAGGTTTCCGGTATTCGTCAGGGTTTCATCAAGGGCATTCTGGATCATGTCAAACAAGGTTACATTTTCTTCCACCACTGTTTCCATGGTGTACCCTGTATCTTCCACGGCTCCAAGATTCAACCGAAAATCTGTTGCAATCCGTTTCAATAAATCAGAAGCCTTCAGGTTTTCATCAATGATGGTATCCTTGTTTTTCAGATAACGCATTTGGTCATAGGCGGTAACATGGATCGTTCCGTCTTTGTTGCGCTTTTTGGTGAATACAAACCCATAGAACATGGGTGTTCCGTCCACAGTCAGCTTGACGGGGTTTCCCTCTTGAAAGTTAATGATCCCATCTTTTATCACGGTAAAGGTGAATTGTCCGGGAACCCCTTTCCGCTCCAAGGTCAGTTTGGCCCCTTCCTCCACTAAGGGAGAATATATTGCCCCTCCATTTTGAATTACAATTTCAACGGCCAAACAGAATCACCCCTTTCAGGACGGTAAAGCTAATTCTTGATCTGGATAAATCAGATTTGGATTCTGAATTTTATCTTTGTTCAATTCATAGATTTCTTTCCAGCGGGAACCGTCCCCAAGTTGCTTTTTGGCAATGTTCCAAAGGCAATCACCCTTTTTCACGCTATAGGAACTGTTTTTAGGGGCTTCTGAAGTCTCCCTTGGCGGTTCCGTAACCGTGGCCGTTGCCGGTTGTGAAGGTGCCGGTGACGGCGTTATACTTACCGTTTTAGTACCATAGGGCCGGTATTGCTTCAGCTTGATTGTTACCGTCAAATCAAACCCGGCTTCGGCATCATCCGTGATTTGGTAATCTTCCATTGACACGGTTAGATTGGAATAGAACAGCGCCGCCCCATTTGGGCGGCTTCTGTTCAATATCCATTGAAACGGTTCCTTGCCGGTTTTTAACTGTTCAAACAAATTCAGATAGGTTTGGGCCGATTGTGCGCCCCCATTGGTGAACGGATAGGAAACTTGGGGTAACAGCACATCGAAAGAAACGTCAGTCAACTTGGGTTCTTTCAGTATGTTGATTTCGTTTCCGTCAATCAGGGTCAGGGTCTTATTTTGATTGTTAATTTTCACTTTTACCTTTGCCGGGGTTACAGGCATCAGAACCCCGGCAAGGTACATCTTATAGGCCATTACGGGTGAACCCCCTCAGTGGAAATATCAAGGCGTTCCGCAAACTGATACGTCATAGCGTCCATAACTCCATCTAAATCCATTTCACTTGAAATGTGATTTTCATTGTGCTGTTCCACTTTGATTTCAGCGGTAGTATAGCGGTTAATGGCTTCACGTTCAGCAATATCCCGCATATACTGTAAATCTTCTTCGGCATAATCTAGCGCGTCAGCAGTAGCGGCGGTATTAGCGGCGGTGTCCCCGGTATTGGCAGCGATCCCGTCAAACTGGTTCCCCATGTCATAAGTCCCAAGGGAATCAAAACCCATTTGGTCAAGGTCAGGGGTTTTGAAAATATCGCCAATCTTGTTTTCAATGCCTTCCCCAAAGTTATAACCAGCATCGAAAGCCGCCCCATACTCGAAATGATCAAGTTTCATATCATCGGCGTTCAGCTTTGCCATTACTTCAGTCTGTTCACCGAAAGTATCATCAACCCAACCGCTCAGACTGTCCCGCCAACCTTGAACCGCCCCGGCAAGATCAGAACCAAAGACGGCATCCAGCGCCCCGGCCAACGTTTGGAGAACACCCAACACGGTATCGGCCAAATCAAAGAACAGGTGAACCACGGCGCTAACAGGATCATTGAACACATTGCCAATGAAATTGGCAACGGTAGCAACCAGATTATAAATCAGGGTAAACACGTCCACGGCCACATTCCACAGGGCCACAAACAAGTTCCCTATGAATGCAAGCGCGGCCATAAACACCCCACATATAATTCCGGTGGCTGAAACGCTGGTTCCGGCAAAGTGATTGACCGCCTCCACAGCCGCATAGAACACGGCAATTAGGGCGATCACCAACAGGACAATCCACATAATGGGGCAAGCCATCAACGCCGCATTTAGGCCCTGCTGGGCCACAGTTTCAGCAAAGGTGGCCCCTGTAGCCATAGCCGTTGAAGCGGCCTTAACTTTTTCAGCGAAGGCATGGGCGGCGGTTAATGCCGTACTAATCGCCTGAATACCGTTGTATATTGCCAATGCTCCATAATAGACAGTAAACGCCGTGGCAATCCCGTAAATCAAAGGCGCGATCCAACTCCAATTATCATAAATGGCCCCGCCAACACTGGAAACCAAATCCAGAATGATCCCCAAAATGCCAACCGCCACACCAAAGGCATCCATCATCCCATCAACAAAGCCCTGCATCCGGTCAGAATTGGCTATTGCATTGATTTTTGTCAAAATAGGATCAAGTGCCTGAATGCCCCGGTTTTGCATGGAAGTCCAGATTTGCGCCCACGTCATAGGCATGGATTCAAATTTTGCGTTGGTTTCATCAGCCGCCGCAAACATAGCATTTTTCACCACATCGGCGGTAATCATGCCCTGTTCGGCGTATTGCTTGATGGAACCTTCAGCCACGCCCATATATTGTTCAATGGCCCTTGCAATCCCCGGCGCATTTTCCAGAATGGAATTAAGTTCCTCACCACGCAAGGCCCCGGCCCCCATCGCTTGGGTTAGCTGAAGCATGGCGGCGGCTTGCCCTTGGGCGGAAGCCCCGCCAATCACGAACTGTTTGTTGATCTGTTCCATAAAGGCGATCAGTTCATCATTGGTGGCAAAGGCGGAACGGGCATTGGCTCCCATGCTTGCGATAGCGGCGGCGGTGTCCAGATAGGCCGCTCTGGATCGTTGGGCAGAAGCCATTATTTTTTGTTCCAGAATTTTAACGCTGTTGTTATCGGTGACATTGGCGGTCACGTCCACAGCTACATTGGCTTCCCGGTTCAGATCGTCAATTTGGGTGTTCAGGGCCGCAACACTCCCATTGTCAGTGGCATTGACAGTAACAAGGGCTTGCTGGTTTAATTCGTTTGCTTGCTGATCCAGTTCAGTAATACGATCCCCGCCCTCAGTTTTGATAGTAACGGCGGCTTCCTGATCCACATTCCCAATTTGGCGGTTGATTGCTGAAATGGTTCCGTTGTCGGTTGCATCAAAGAAAACGCCCTTGTAATTTTCAACGCTCTGAACCTGTTCTTCAATTCCTCCTATGGTTCCTCTATCGGTGGCGGTGAACACCATACCGCTTTCAGCCGGAAGATTGCTGATTTGCCCATTCAGGGCGGCTATTGTTCCGTTATCGGTGGCATTGAAAACAATGCCCCGGTGATTTTCAACATTTTGAACTTGCTGTTCAATGTCAGAAACACTTCCATTGTCTATGGCGCTGAACATTATGGATTTTTCATCAGGAATGTTCTGAACCCGCTGATCTAACATGGAAATTGTGCCGTTATCCGTAGCCGAAACCGTGAAAACGGCTTGCCGGTCAGCGGCGGCTTCACTCAATTCTTGAAATTGATTTTTCAAAACTCCCACGGTTCCATCATCCGTGGCGTTTACTGTAACGGTTGCTGTTGCGGATCGGTTCAAGCTGTCTAGCTGGGAAGAAACCCGGTCAAGGCTCCCATTGTCGGTGGCCGTTACCGTGGCAATTCGTTCCTGATCCAATGCGGACATTTCATCTGTCAACGCCGCTATAGTTCCACCGTCTGTCGCATTCACTGAAACGGTTGAAGTTTGGTTCAGGTTGTTTAATTGCTGTTCAATGTTTTCAATGCTTCCTCCATCGTCTGCGATCAGGCTCAAACGGGCCGTGGTGCTTGTAACACTGTCAGACAACCCAACCAACTTTTTGATCCCGGCCCCGATCCCAAGGGCGGCAATAGCGCCTTTCAGCTTGCCAAACTTATTGGCTAACCCATCGGCGGCGTTGCTCCCCTTTTTGATTTTATCATTAAAATCCTGTTGCGCTCTGTCAGCATCCCGGATATTTTTTTCGATTTCATCTAAAGTAACTTCGCCCCGCGCTAATTCTTCACGGGCGCTTTGAATAGCGGATATATCAACAGCATTTCCAGAAGCCGCTTGCATGGCTTCAAAACTGTTAATCACGGTAACTAATGCGTTATGAATGTGGTGTAAAGGTTGCGTCATGCCATCATAAAGGGCCAACGCCCCGCGAACAGTAGCCATAGAAGTTCACCACCTACAGACGGCCAAAAGGCCGGGGAAATCAGTGTTTTCTTTTTCCCCGGCCCCGCCGTTGCTTACTTTCAATTTCTTTTTGCTTTTTCTTTTCCTGCTCCACACGTTCATTGATAGCGGCAATTATGAAAGCCCGTTCTTTTCGGGGTAAAGCAAAAAATTCATGGGGTAAAAGATGTAATTCGTGAAGGCAATAGTAACAGATATTGGCCTCCCCATCACCTTCACGGATTAGTTTTTTACCTCGTCAACCTCGTCCTGAAGGGTGGAATCAAAGCCGCAAACCTCTTGAACCTTGGCGACATAATCGGTATATTCGCCGGGGGTCAGCATGGTTTTCAGCAAATCTTCCGCGCCCATAACATGGTAGCTGTCCTGAAGGCCCTTATCGTTCAGGTTGGGGAACACAGTACAGGCCACAGCCAGCTTCCCAAGGTACATATCATAGTCAGTTTCTTTCTGATACTGGTTCCTCTTGCCGGGAACGGGAACCCGTTTGGCACAGGATTTCCGAAGGGCTTCATCCTCAGTGCCGGTGATCGTCTTGATCTCCCATTCAATGGGCTTGGGCTTGCCGGTCTTTTCGTCAATTTCATCCGACAAAAAGCGGCGGGAAGTCGCATACTTGACGTGATCAACCTTTACGGCGTTTTCTGCCAGAAATGCGGATAAACTCATTTTGGGAACCTCCTATTTTTTTTTGAAAGTTAATATTCAAACGGCCCCGGTCAATTACGGGCCGGGGCCGTTCGCGCCTTAATACATGCCGTCCAAATGGGTGAACGTTTCGGGAATAGTGAAATTCTCAAAGGTGAAATCCATATCTTCATCCAAGTATTCAGCGTCAGCGTCAAACTTGGTCAGGGTGCCGCCGTCAATATTACAGTCGATCAGAATTACCGTTTGACGGCCAACACGGGACGTTGGATCTTCATTGGTAATCTGAATGTCGAAGTAAATATCCTCGCCGGTATCCTTGTAATGTTCCATCAGCTTTGCGAAAATGGAAGTGTTGTAATGGAACGTGGCCGAACCCGTACCGGCCCAACCGGTGGCCTTATTGCCGCGCCCGGTCTGCCCCAAGATAGGGACTTCGGTTTTCTTTTTGGTGAACGTGGCTTCAAGGTTGATAGCCTGCATGAAGTTAAACCGTTCATCCCCGATAGTGACAAAGCACTCAGCAAGGGAAGCGGAAACGCTGTCCTTTGCGTGCATAATCGGTGTACCATTCCAGTTCATACCGTACTATCCCCCTTTCCTTACTGCACCCAAACAGTCATATAGAGTTGTTCCATGGCGTTGATCGGGGATACATAGTCCGTAACAACCACGGCCTTTTTGGTATCGCCCTTTTCAACGGTGACATTATCGCCGCTGAAATTCTCAATGGCCCGGATACTCTGAAGCTGTTCATGGTGCTTGACAATATCGCGCCACAGGCTCAAACGCCCCGCATCATCATTGGGAACCTTGCCAATGTATTTCTTGCCAAACAGGACAGCAATATCATTGGCGATCTGATCCAGAACCCGGATCGTCTGATTGCTGGAAAAGTCAGGGGATTTTTCGTCTGTGATAGAAACGAAGGTGTTAATGTCGGTCAACACCACCGTTTTTTCGTCTACCTCATGGAACATATAGGAACCTTCCAGAATCCCCTTTTCAAGTTCCGTTTGCGTGTAATGGGTATCAACGGTATATTCCCCGTCATAGTCCATATTGGTTGCGGACTTGTTCACAGCGGTTCCAGCCGCAACGCCGGTGGCCCACGCCACAAGGGATGGATCATCAGGAAGCCCTTCAAGGCCGTTCTTGACGCTAATAACACCCTCATAGTCAGCCAAATGGTTAAACAGTACCACTTGACATTTCTTGCCTACTTCATCCCTCATACGCTCATTGTAGGCCGCAAACAAGCGTTTAATAATGGGATCGTTAGACAGGCAACCCATAGCGTTATAGGTATAGCGTTCCATTTCGTCAAGGTACATCTGGTAGGCCACATCTTCTACTTCGCCGGTTTCGCCGCCCGTCAAGGGGGTGGTTGCGGTCAGGGAAAGAACAGCGTCCTTCTTCCACACGACAAAATCATTGTCGGCCAAATCCGCCGCCGTTTTGATCCCCTCCTGATAGTCTACCTGAACCGTTTTCAGATAAGTTCCCACATCATACAGGGGGGCTTCATCGGTGGAATTTTCATTGGCTTCAATGACGATCCGTACATCGTTACCCCTTGCGCCGGGATACTTGGCTTCTGCAAACGCATTTTCCGCCTTAACGCCGCCCATGTTCAGCCGGTAGAAATGAACCGTTTTGGCGTGACAGAAAATTTCCCGCATGGGCTTCAGTTCATCAGCGGTATAGGCAAACCCGAAAATCTTTTGACTGTTTTTCAGGAAATCGCCCAATTCCACTGTGAAAACCTTACCCTCCGGCCCCCACTCCATGGGAAGCGGGATGGTGGCATAGCCGCGATCCGAAAGGGTAGCACTTGCATAGGCAACAGAAATGAAGTTGATGTATGCGCCGGGAAGAACCTTGTTTTGCACTAAAAAGGTGCCGCCGCCCAATGCCATATTACTTCACCTTGCCTTTCTTGGGTTTCATCCAGTTTTCCAACAGGGAATCCACCTGTTCCATGGTGTATTCCTTGTTATCCTCCAACAGCGCCTTCAGCAAATCGCGCCGTTTGGCGTATTTCTTGAAGGTCAGGATATGCCCCTTTTGATAGGTCGGAACTTTACCGGGGGCTTCGCTTTTCTTACTGGTAGCCAATTCAATCATCCTTTCTTGGGCCGAACATCCGTGGTCAAAGTTTCCATTGTAGGCCGTTCAATGTGCTGATAAACAACCATATTGTAATTCACGAAAAAATGAAGAACCTTGTCCACTACCTCATAGCCCATATTAGTTCCCCGGATCATGTCACCATTTGCCATAACGATATAAGCCAAACCGAACATCAGCTTTTCCGCCACGGCGAAACATTCAGCATTGTTGCCGGGGGTTTGGGGGAAATAGTGAATATCGAACGGGTTGCGCCGAAGCGCCCTTGTTCCCACATAGGGGGTTTGTTCCGGCTTCAAAACATCAATGAAAAAACAGGGTTCCGTTAAACCCTGTTCAACATCATCTGTATAGATTTCGTAGCCTTCCCCAAAGGTTTCATCCAACGCCCTTGAAATCCCCGCAATGATTTCATTCAGCATCGAAAACCCCCTTCAGTGTTTCATACAATCTTTTTTCCAGCATTTTTGGAAGCATGGTTTCAATCTCTTGAATGGATATAGTCAGCATGAACCGGCCTTTTACCCATCCGGCCTTCAGGCTTTTTCCCAAGGCAGGAACATAGCGCCCCGGCCTTTGCCGGTGGCCGTACTCCACATAGCTTGCATACTCCGTGGGGTTAATGATTGTTACCACATACTCGTTCCCGTGTTTCTCAATGGGCAGAATCGTCCACGCATCCCGCAAGGTGCCGCCCGTATACCCCGCCCAATACTGCTGGTAAATGGCGGCTTCCCGGCTTAGAAACTTGCGCTTTTTGCCGCTTGCACCAACAGCCGTGACAGTGGTTTTCTTGTTTTCATACAGGTCTTGTGGGGGTTTTCCAACCAGCGTTCGCTTTTTAACTTTCGCCAATAGTTTTTGTGCAAGTTCATTAGCCAATTCCCGGCAAACCCGGTCAAAATCGCCTTGTTCCAACTTGGCAAGGCGTTCTTCCAAGGCTTTCAGTTCCTTGAAATCAGCTTTTCCCCATTTACCCATCAGGCCCAACCTTTCCAGTTATCCAAATAGATTTCTTGATGGTTGGTAAACACCCCGGCTTCACCACTATGGGAGAAAATGAACTCACGTTCAAGATCATTGAATCGGTGAACCACGATTTTACACCCGGCGGGTATTTCCACATCAGGGGACAGGAACAGCTTGACATTCTGGAATTTGCCAGCGGCGTGATCTCCATCGGTTGAAGATAATTTTTCAAAGGACAGCTTGCACGGCTGATCTTCCAATAGCGGCGTTTCTTGGAATTTGGTTTGTTTGGTGTCAGGATCACGCGCTTTCACACGCCCGATAACCGTACACCTATCTTCCCATAACCGTTCGAGCGCCTTTCTTTGGGCGCGGTTCACCATACAATTCTCCGATACTTCAGAAATTCACGGGTTCGCCCGTTAATCAGGTAATTGGTCAGCGCGTCCAACCTCTGTTCCGGGGTCAGGCTCCCATCACCCGTGGCGAAAACTGTATTGGTATCCCCCTCTTGGATTTGTTTGATTGCCGCTTCCAAATCCAAGTTTTCAATGTCCAGAAGGCCCATGCCCTTTTTCAAACTCAGGTATTCACCCAAAACCATTCCCACAGCCGCATAATGAAGCCCTTCGGGAATTTCGGGTTGGTTGGTTTCGTTCCTGATCCGCTCAGTGACAGCACCAACCATAAACCCAAGTAGCGGGTCAGTTTTGGCCCCTTTTACCCCCATGGTTTTCAACAGGGGAATAACCTCAGCTTGCAAATCCATAGAGGATCACCCGCCTTTAGCCGATTTCCACCCAACCGCTGGTTTTAGGGTTATCCCCATCAGCCGGTGTAACCTTGATGAAGCCAACGCCGGAAGGCTTGTAATAGGTCTTGGCTTTGTCGGGGGCGGTATCAGCGGTTTCCTTGGCCGTCCCGGTCACGATCATAACGGCCTTGGTTTCATCGGTCATGGCCGCAAGATAGTATTTACGGGAATACACCGTGTTTTTACGGGTGTTCCGATCCCGTTCCTGTTCAACCTCTGTTCCCTTTTTGTTGAACAGGGTGACAGCTTCCTTGGTAGCCAGAACCAGCTTCCCGGTTTCAGCATCCTTTTTGGTGTAAATGTTCACGCCGCCAACGGTGCCAATATAGCCGGATTTGGCAAAGCCCTCCACATATTTCAGATCGTCCTTCAGGGCTTTCCTCAGCTTTGCCATATCAGCGGGGTTGACGAAGGAAAACAGGGAAACGCCCTCCAAGTTTTCCAGATTCAGCATGGCGGAAGCGTCCACAAAAGCGTCAAAGCCAAGAGCGGAAATCGGGACAGTCAGGGTGGCTTCATTGAACGCCTTGTAAATATCGGCGTTGGCGGTGTTGAACATATCCGTTCCGGCGTGGCGGGTGCCGGTAGTCACCACCATGGGATGTCTGCCGCACTGATCGGCGCTGTATCTTAGTCGTCTCCTGCCGAGAGAGAAACATCATCCCTCAAGCATTCCCCGACGCACAATCTGTATCGTTTCTCTCCCTTCAGGATT